TAGGGGATCAAAATACTGGTTCTTTTACCTATAAAGGATTTAGCTCTCTTGAATCAAAACGAGGATTCAAACTATACGACATAGATTTAGTAAAACAAGATATCATTAATCACTTTTATATAAGAAAAGGCGAGAAATTAGAAAACCCAGAATTCGGTACCATAATCTGGGATATGTTGTTTGAAAATTTTACAGATGAAGTTAAACGGTTAATTTCTGAAGATGTAGAAACTATTATAAATTATGACCCAAGGATAGCTATTAATTCTATTCTAGTAGACACTACAGATCAGGGAATAAGGATAGAAGCAGATATTGTTTATATTCCTTTTAACATCAATGAAAGAATGACTTTTGAGTTTGATAAAAACAATTCTATCATTAACTGACTGGTTAACTTTTTCGGGTAAATATTGATATATGGGACTTTAAGATGTCAGTTACGCTAAGACAAACAAATTTAATTTTAAATCAAGACTGGAAAACTATCTATCAGACTTTTCAAAATGCTGATTTTACCAGCTATGATTTTGAAAATCTGAGAAGGGTAATGATTACCTATCTAAGGGAAAACTACCCCGAAGATTTCAATGACTATATTGAAAGTTCCGAATATCTTGCGCTAATAGATGCAATAGCATTTATAGGCCAAAGTCTAGCGTTTCGTATAGATTTAGCAAGCAGAGAAAATTTTTTAGAATTAGCCGAGAAAAAAGAAAGTGTTCTTCGACTAGCTAGAATGTTGAGCTATAATGCTAAAAGAAATGTTCCTGCGCAAGGATTATTGAAATTTGACACAGTAAGCACAACAGAAGATCTATTAGACAGCAACGGAAGAAATCTACAATCTCAAACGATTATATGGAATGACCCAACGAATATTAATTGGCTAGAACAGTTTATTTTAGTATTAAATTCTGCGATGAGCGACAACACAGAATTTGGCCGAAGCCAAGGACAGGCCACTATACAGAATATCCCGACCGAGCAGTATAGATTTAGAACCACTTCAGCTGATGTACCTATCTTTACATTCTCTAAAACTGTAGCCGGTCGTTCAATGGCCTTTGAGATTCTAAGTACTTCTTTCGCAAACAGCGAATCTATATATGAAGAAGCCCCAGTCCCTGGTAATCAGTTTGGTTTTGTATATAGAAATGATAGTAGAGGTGCAGCCAGTCCCAATACAGGATTCTTCGCATTGTTTAAACAGGGTAGTTTAGAATTAGCTGATTTTTCAATCACCGCACCCACTACCAATGAAAAAATCAGTGTGGACACAGCGATGGTACTCCCTTGGAACAATGGACAAAAGTATCTTCTCTTTCCGGAAGTAATATAGCTTATAATAGTGCAGTAAATGATGTAAGAAATATATTTTCGATCGTAACAAAAAATAATGATCAGATTGATTTAATTTTTGGCGACGGTGTATACGGAAATTTACCCAAAGGTACATTTAGAATTTTTTATAGAATTAGTAACGGGTTAACTTACGCAATAACTCCTCCAGAAATGCGAGGGATAAATGTATCAATTCCTTATAGAAATAAGCAAGGAGTCGAGCATACCTTAACAGTATCGATGAGTTTAAAATCTACAGTAAGCTCTGCCTCAGCGGCCGAAGATGTAGATACTATAAGAAATAATGCACCGGCGTTGTACTACACTCAAAATAGAATGATAACCGGAGAAGATTACAACTTAGCACCGTTAAGCGCATCACAGGACATCATAAAAGTCAAAGCAGTTAATAGAACTTCTAGCGGAGTTTCTAGAAATTTTGATATCATCGACGCCAGCGGAAAGTACAGCTCTGTTAATGTATTTGCTAGTGACGGATACATTTATAAACAAGATATCGAAAGGACTTTAACTTTTAAATTTTCTAATAGATTAGAAGTAGTTAATTTTATAAGAAACAGTATTGAACCAATTTTTAATGATACAGATGTCTATAATTTTTATTTTTCAAAATTTACAAAAATCACTTTTTCAGACACCTTAACTGAATGGACGCAGCTAACCAGTGATATAAACAATAGCACAGGTTACTTTAAAAATAAAGAAGACGGTACTAAATTTAAGATAGGATCTTATACTAGCAATACTTTAAAATATGCCAAAGTAGATAGTTTAATAAAATTTGTTGTGCCAGCATCTACAGTAGTAGGAAAGAAATACGTGTTTTTTGAGAACAAGATGGTGCTTGTTGATAACGAAGCTGAGGACACAGATTATAAAAGTTATATTTGGACCAAAATAATTAAAGCAGCAGGCGACGGTACAAATGCTGACCGCGGTGCGTTACCAAACGGCAGAGGCCCAATAGAATTCAACGATATAATTCCAACCGGCGCGATTGCTTCTAGAATAATTCCTAGATTTGTAACTAATCTTTCCTCCCCGCTAGAAAATGAAATCGTAAATCTAATGACTAACGGATTAAATTTTGGATTGAGATATGATCAAATAGAATCAGCATGGAAAATTATTTCTGCAGCTAATCTTAATACTTTATCTGAATTTTCTTTAGGTAAAGCAGGAGACACTACTAGCAGTTCTCTAGATGCATCGTGGATTATGTCTTTTGTAAAAGAAAGCAGCACATACATCATTACTATCAGAGGCTTGGATTATATTTTTGGTTCTAGAAGCCAGAACAGATTCTATTTAGATACTAATCAAAAGACTTTTGATAGTACTACCGGAAAGACAATCAAAGACAAAGTGATAGTTTTAAGCATCAATACAGACAGTACAGGTATTACTTCGTTGAAAAGAGACATAGATCTCGAGGTGTCGGATACTATTCGATACGACGACGGATACCAAGCTCCTGATCAAATTAAAATTAAATTCTCAGACAACGACGACGATGGAGTAATAGATGATCCTGATTCTTTTGAAGCAATTGCAGGAGAAAATTCAGATAATTTCTTATTTTTCAAAGAAGTAGTAGACGAGTCAGGAAATCAAGTTTTTCAGTTTATAGATACGACGGAAGAATCAATACTGGTAAGATCCAATGAAGCGAACGAAAACCCAGATGATTATGATGTCGGGCAACTGGTATATTTTTCATCTAGCAGCGAGAATGTAGTAAAAAGAGTAGTAAGCACTAGTTCAAACAGCAGAATTTGGCAAGTAGAACCTTCTTATATAGGAGTAGTCGGAGTCGACCATCTTAAGTTTCAGTATATACACAATGCAAATGTTGATAGAAGAATAGACCCAAGCGCCAGTAATATTATAGACGTCTATCTATTAACTAGATCATACGATACTGATTTCAGAAATTATCTAGCAGGTGCTGTTTCTAAACCAGAACCTCCATCGAGTGAAAGTCTTAGAATTAGTTTTGGATCTAACCTAAATGCAATTAAGTCAATCAGTGACGAGATAATATATCATCCTGTTAATTACAAAGTGTTATTTGGTTCAACTGCTGATACAAAATTTCAGGCGATATTTAAAGTAGTTAAAAATGATGTACGATCAGTCAATGACAATGATTTGAAAGTTAGAATTATAAGTGCTATTAATGAATTTTTTGATGTTAATAATTGGGATTTCGGTGATAGATTTTATCTGGGAGAATTGATAACATACATAACAAATACTGTAGCACCGGACGTTAGTAATTTGGTCATATTACCTAAACAGTCTACACAGGTGTTTGGAAGTTTGTTTGAAATACAAAGTAGATCAGATGAAATTTTTGTCAGCGGCGCAACAGTTGATGATATAGAAATAGTATCCAGTATCAATGCAGTAGAATTAAGAGCATCGCCGAATGCAATTGTTAATAATACAAATTAAGGTAGAATTTAATGAGTAAAAATGTTTTTCCCGATAGCCAGTTACCTATCAGAAGATCTGTAGAACTTTTACCGACGGTATTTCAAACCGACTCGAATGCAAAGTTTTTAGGTGCAGTTTTAGATCCTCTAATTCAGCCAGGAACTTTACAAAAAACAGTGGGTTACGTAGGCAGAAGGTTTGGAAAAACTTATAACGGTAAGGACATATATTTAGACAGTGATCAAACTCTAAGATCTAGATATCAGCTAGAACCGGGCGTAGTCATAAGAAAAAATTCTACTATTGAGAAATTTTACGATTATATTGATTTAAAAAATCAAATCAAGTTTTTTAATAACAATGTTGAGAAAGATAATTTAATTACTGAATCAGATCATTATTCTTGGAACCCTCCGATCGACTGGGACAAGTTTATAAATTACAGAGAATATTATTGGGTACCAAGTGGCCCTCCTAGTTTAAAGATACTAGGACAATCTCAAAATATTGTCAGTACATACAAAGTAAAACAAGGATTAGGTGAAAATTGGATATTTACACCTGACGGATTGACAAATAATCCAACCATCTCTCTATATAGGGGCCAAACCTACAATTTTAATGTTTCCTTGCCCGGCGAAGGATTTTCTATAAGAACTAATTATGATACCGGTTCATTAATTTACAATCCCACGCTTTCATACAATGCTAATCAATTAGCTGTATATGATGGAAAACTTTGGAAGGCTAAAACTTTTATATCTCCTGCTGACGGTAGCAGTATAACTTTTGAATCTCAAGATTGGGAATACATAGAAGATGTATCAAACGACAGTATATTTGATTACAATGATGGAGTTACCAATAACAATACAGAAATAGGCACAGTTACATTTACTGTACCCCTTAATGCTCCGGATGTTTTGTTCTATCACAGCACAGTTCACCCTAACAGA